TCTTGAGAATCTTCGTGACCATGCAACGGCTACAAATCTCAAATGGGCAGAGAAGTTGGGTATTAATCCTAGCAAGTCAATCACTTGCGTCAAGCCAGAAGGCACTACTTCTTGCTTGGTGGATTCCGCTTCGGGTTTACATCCACGCTATGCGGATTATTATTTCCGCAGAATACGGTTGGATAAGAAAGATCCTTTATATAACTTGATGAAGGATCAAGGAGTCCCGTGCGAGGATGATGTGATAAACCCAACTTCTACTGCCGTATTTACTTTTGCAATGAAGGCTCCTCGTGGTACTGTGACTACAGAAGATCTTCGTGCACTTGACCATCTTGATCTGTGGAAAACATATCAGGAGCATTACTGTCATCACAAGCCTTCAATCACCGTCAACTATAAGGATAGTGAATTCCTTGAAGTCGGCAATTGGTTGTGGGAGAACTTTGATGTAGCAACAGGTATTGCATTCCTTCCTGGAAGTGATAATCATACATATGCTCAGGCACCGTTCGAGCAAATTGATTCTGCAACATATGCAGCACATCCAAAGGTCAAGGTTAACTTCAATGATCTCATGAAGTATGAGTCAGAAGATAACACAGAAGTTGGTAAGGAGTTTGCCTGTACTGCAGGTGGATGTCAAATAGTGTAAATTACTTTCCTTGGTAGCTCAATGGTAGAGCGGGCGGCTGTTAACCGCCAGGTTGCTGGTTCGAGTCCAGTCCGAGGAGTTATGCAACATATATGTAAAAGATGTTTAAAAAATATCAACAAAATACAGTCGTGTACTAAAGATTATTGTAATAGTTGTTATATTACCATACGAAGAATAAAACTAAAAGAAAAAGCAATTGAATATAAAGGTGGAAAATGTGAATCTTGCGGATACTCAAAATGTAATAGAGCTTTGACATTTCATCATAAAGATCCAAGTAAAAAATCATGTATATTAAGTAGATCTAAACTGTCTTGTACATCTTGGGAAAAAATTAAAGATGAACTTGATAAGTGTATCTTATTATGTTCAAACTGTCATGCTGAATTACACGACCAAGAAATTTTAGATAAATATGAACAAATATAAAAATCCTTCCTAAATGGGAAGGTTTTTTTTATTCTAAATATTAATGCCATGAGTATGAGGGCTTTAATCCTCGCACTGTGTCTGGCGACAAGCACTGCTTGCAATAGCATATCCTGCTCCCAAAAATTCGACGAACCGGAACAGAACAAAACACTAGGAGTAGCGGGAGTTCCCTCATTTCTTTTGGATTCATCGAAGTACGATTCCATCGATAATGATGAGGACGACCGCTACTCCTGTGTAGGAGCATTGGTTACACCAAATGTTGATATAATAGGTTCGGCAGTTTTAATTCACCCAAGAGCAATACTTAGTGCAAGACATTGCTTCAGTGATCCTAATAATTTTCCTTCTTATTTCTGGACACATGGTGGTCAACTAATAAGAATTGTAAAAATAATTACAAGAGAACCATATTTTACTGGAATGCTAATAAATGATATTGTTATTTGTATTCTTGATACTGATTGTGTCGAGCCTCCAACAAATCTAATAAAAACAACTTTTGAATTAGTTCCCGGTGAATCTCTAACCACTGTTGGATGGAGTCTAGGTTATAAGAAAGTAAGTAAAAAAGGTGTCATGAACTATTATGGGAGTTTGATTGAAGACAATGGTCAGATTATGAGAATGCTTGCAAATAAAGGATCAATATATTTTGGTGATTCTGGTGGTGCAGTATTTGAAGATAATGGGAAGTTGGCAGGCATAATTAATTTTATGAGTATTGATCCAGAAACACAATCTGTTGTGGATAATGGTGCTGCAAAAATTGATTATTATTATATATGGATAGATACTGTTATGAAACACGAAGTCTGTGACTGGCCTTGGTTTTCGGAATAAATATCCATGTACCATATGTTAATAGGAATCGATTATTCTATAACTTGCCCCTGCTTGTGTTTATTTGATGAACGCAAGGCATTTAAATTTGATAATTGTTTTTTCTATTATCTAACCAATATTAAAAAATATGCTGATAAGATTGCACCAAATATTACTGGTGAATCATTTCAGGAATACGTACAAGACGTAGATCGATTTGACACAATATCAGAATGGGCAACCAATCTTTGCATTGGTGCTGCTGATGTTGGTATGGAAGGTTATGCATATGGTGCTAAAGGTAGAGTATTCAATTTAGCCGAGAATATGGGTCTTCTCAAATACAAGCTCTATAAGCACGCCATTCCTGTAACCATCGTAGAGCCATCTAAGGTCAAGAAGTGCGCCACAGGCAAAGGTAACGCCGATAAACAGGTAATGTATGAGACCTTCAGCAAAGAAACAAACACTGATTTAAAATCAATGTTTGGTCAGAAAACTTTAAGTAATCCTGTTACAGATGTAATTGACAGTTACTATGTTTTAAAGGCTTTGATAGAATCTAAAAATTAACGTAGTCTTCTAACAGCATTAGAATTTAGACTGTTGTCCAATTTTTCATGAAATCTCTTTGGAACTTGACCATTGGATTTAATCTTATCAATAACTTCTTTGAATTGACTACCCATGGCTTTTGTTGGAGTAAGTGTAGCATCTGCCATTAAGATTGGCTTGCTTTCACCCCAATTTCTAAAAACCTTTTTCTTTTTGCATTCTGGACATGGTTTTGTCAATGGAATGTCTCTATCTGATAAATTTAATATTTCATCAAATCCATGATCACAATTTTCACACTTAAAAGCATAATTGGGCATTATTTTTTCTTTCTAAAGGTAATTAGCATAGATTCAAACAAGAATCCATAGGAAGGTTCTTTTGGTTTATTTTTTAAAACCATTTGTGCTTCTTTTGGGGTTTTACTTCCTTTAAACAAATTACATGCTCTACACGATGCTACCATATTCACCCAAGAAGATGCTCCACCTTTAGATGTAGGTATAATGTGGTCAATAGTAGCATCTTTGTTATTCATCTCTTTTCCACAATATTGACAGCAATATAGATCTCGTCTTAAAATATTCTGCCTAGATGCAGCAGCCTTTTTAAAGGGTAATTTTACATAATACTTTAAAATTAAAATTTTGGGAATTTTAATAGTTTTAGATACAGAGACTACTTCAATAAATTCATCTGAGGCATCACCCCAAACTTTATCTCGGCTCATCAATTTAAAGGCTTTACTAATGGTAATGATATTAAGCGGTGTACTATCTTGGTTTAACAAGAGGACCTGTTTATTCATACCTTTTAAGTATTTATAGAAATCTAAATATTTCATAGCCATGGATAATAAACAAGATAGACTATTTTATTGGGAAGTCAAGGATTTTTTAACCAAAACAAAGAATCCAGACATCAATTCTGTTAAACGAGCCTCATCATTAAAGGAAGACATTACAAAAATTATGTCATTGAATTCTCCTTTTTATGTTGACAAAGACTTGGTACAACCACGTATCTCAAATGATATAAAAAATAGTGTATTACCCCTCATTGCTTTAAATGAAAGTTCTATTAAAAAAGGAACTCCAAGAAATGTTGGGTCTTCTCCCAATATTACATCCAATTTGTTTAACTTGACAGAAGCACCTTCATTTGGTTCGTTAGGTGGCGGTGCGTCATCAAGTGGTGCTATAAGACGTAAACCAGAAGATGAACGCCCCGCATGGAAAGACCGAAGTCCAGAAAATCGAGCAAAGTATGATGCTAATATTTTGGCAAATAAACCAAAAACAAGAGAGAGTGTAACAACTACGACAACAACTACTACACCAACAGAAACTCCAGAGCAGCGTAGTGAAAGACAAGCAACACGATTGGCTAGTGTTATCGATAGAACTTCAAATCAAGATCCTTCTACATTAAGTGCTAAAGATGCTGGTGAATTAGCATTAGCAAAGATAATGATGAGAGGTGGAGATATGTCTAAACCAAATGCAAGTTTAGAATCTAGTATCAAAAGTAAAGTTGCAGGTATGCAAGGTAAACCAGCTCTTTCTTCAGAACTTTCTAGTAATATTAGTAGTTTTCAGATGGAAGATGATATTGCTGCTCTTGCTGCTGCAAAGAAAACACCAGAACAAGCTGCACAAGAAGCAGCTGCTCGTACTCGAAGTAAAGCATATTTTGATGCTGATACTGAATCAACATTTGATGTATCTCGAGATGCTACTAAAAGAGATGTAGCACAAAGAGAAAAACAAAATATGGCAGATGCTGCACAACAAGCTGCTGATCGTAAAGAAAAAATGCAGAATGTTAAGATTCAAGGTACTAATATGACTTATGGTGAGTTTAAGGCAAATACTGGTAGAGATTATGATGCCACAAATACAGCCGACAGTTCTTTAGTAATCAAACAAGCTGGAGCTATGGGTGGAAGATATAGTTCAGCCGAAGCCAGAGATCTTGCTGGGTCAACCGATAGCATGATAAACATGCAAAAAAATGCTAGTGATGCACGAGTAGCTGAAGCTGGTAGACTCACACGTCAGGCTGACATATCTGCTCAAGAAAAAAGTGATTTTGATAATAATCCAACAATTAGAGCTCAACAGATTGCTAAGGATAAAGCTTCTGTAATGCCACAGGTAATGGCTCAAATTAATAAAGAAAAAGTACAACAAGCTTCTTTAGAAAATGCAGGTAGATTGCAGGCTAGTGCAGATAAAGCTGCGGCACTCAAAACATCTTTACAAAAGAATAGTACTAGAATACCATCTCTATTTGAACCTGGTACAATGGGTCCACCAAAACCAAAGGTACCATTTATGTTAGGTGGTACTGAGCAAAGAGCTGCCCCACAACCATTCTTACCAACCCCAACCGGTGGTGATAATGCCAATCTTGCTGCTGGTAGAGCTGATGTAAGAGCAAGAGAACAAAATCAAACTAATCTAGATGATCAAGCTATACAAGCAAGAAAAAGAGAACAAGAAAGACGACAACAAAGAGCCGTACCAGGAAAAGCTGGTGATGCAGATGTAGCTGGTCCTGTACGACCAGCTGAATATGGAACATCATTGTTGTCAGATATTATGTCATCAGGTACTTCTAAACCTTCGATTGCACCAGGAAGTCAAACAGATATCGATGATCAACTCAAACGCCTGAGTAAAGGACAATAAGAATGAGTAAAGAATACTCAATTGTAAAATATCTTTTAGAACAAAGATATCAACAAAATATTTTAAATGAAGCTACTGATGACGGTGGTGATGGTGGGTTTTCTTATAATAAGTTACGTAAAGCAAAGGGTCCTAGACCTGAAGATTTGTTAAACATGTATGCTGATGCCGCTTATGATATTGTTCCGGGTGTTAAAGGAATGGCACAGGCTGAAGTTCCATTTGCTAAAAAAGATCCAGTTGCATATGATAAAGCACGCTCTATATTTGCTAAAGCATTAGTCGATGCTCGTAAAGAAGCTTTTGATGACCGTCAAAAACTTATTGCTGCTGGTATTTCTGATCCTATAAAAGTTGATGAAACTGAAATCTTAAAGAAAGCTTTGGCAAAGAAACCAGAACTTGCTCAAATATTAACACGAGATGAATATGAAAGTCTCGCTGGAGATATAACAAAACCTTTAGAATTAAATATATCTGGAAAAGATGAAAAAACTGGAAATGAATATTCTAAAGCTCCAGTTACAATGGATAAATGGGGTGGAATAGATGATACTCATGCAGCCCTCTATGGTTTCTTGCGTGGTGCTCAGGAAAGTTTAACTACACCAGAAGGACTCGCAATGGCTGCAGCTGGTGGTGCAGCATTTAAAGGTTTGGGCATGGGAGCTGGAGCTATTGGGAGAGCTGTTGGCCCCAAAATTGCAACCTCGTTTCCTAATGCTGTTAAATATCTTTCAAAAGTTCTTCCGGCAGGTGTTGGTGGCAGAGCAAAAGATGCTGCTGAATTAGGTTCTGCTGTTGCTCAATCTGCGGTAAATGTTGCTGGTCTGGGAGCATTAGGATATGGCGCATATCAAGCCAATGAAGCTGGACAGCTTCCGGGATATCTTGGACAAATTGCTGGTGGTGTTGCCCCATTTGCAGTTGGTAGTAAGGCAGCTGGAGTAGGAATTCCAGCTGGCATCAAAGCTGCTCCAGTAGTTTATGCAAAAGGAAAACAAGTTGCTGGAGATGTAGGAGCAGTTGCAAAAGGAACTGCAGAATCAGCTGTTCAAGCCGGTAAAAATGTAGCTGGAGCTGTTAGTGCAGCTGGTAGAGCTATTGTAGATACTCCATGGTCAGACATTCCTGGAAATTTAAAAACTGGTATTAAAGAATTAATTCCAGATCCAAGATATAAAATTATTAGAGGAAAAGCAGGAAGTCCAAGATTGGAAAGATCTTATGATCCTATGACTGGTGAATATTCAGCAGTGGAAGCCCCATCTATGGCACCCACTAAGGTTTCAAGTTTAGCACCTTCCAAACCAGTAAGTGGTGCAAAACAACGTGCTGCTGTTACTGCAATGGCTGCTCTTGCAGCACGTAATGGGGTTCCATCTACTAATGTAGACATTTCAAAACCAAGTTCATCAATAAGTTCTGTAGAAACAGCTCCAAGAGAAAATCTTGGAAATGTTGAAATGAGACCACCAACTGTTCCAGAATCAAAACCAGTATCAGCAGTAGATACTACCTCAAGTTCTTCTAATAAAAAAGTAACATCTGGAAGTCAATCAACATATGTTCCAGTAACTACGTCTGTTAAGTCAACTATAGGTGCAAAACCCATTAATGTAACTGCTGATAATACTAAACAAACAGCTAAGAAATATTCTAATGATTGGTGGAAAGTTTTACAGGGAACTAAAGTTCCTGCAAAAGAACCAGTGTCTACAACACAAAATCAAGTACAAAATCAAATACAGACTACAAATTTTAACGTAAATAACTCTAGTGGTGGTGGTTTGCTCCCCCCAATGAACATTATAACTGCTCCACCACCTCCACCTCCAACTCCTCCACCAGTTATACCTCCAGTATTGCCTGCTATGGGTGGTATTGGTTCTGGTGGTGGTCGTGGAAGTTACGATGATGATGATCAATTAAGAATGAAGGGTGGAGATATTAGTGCCATGCTTCAAAATTTATATCAGACAGCCCGTACCATTAGAATTAGATAATAAAATTTGTAATTTATATAACGTGTGTTATACTTATCAGAATGTGTATTCATGAATAACTTTTTACATAAACCAATAGAAATCGATAATAAATTAAAAGAAGTTACCATTGATGGTAAACGCTTTTATGAAACTCCAGGTGGCATTTTTCCAAGTGTTACTTCAGTTGTAGGCTGGGACAAACAAAACTTTTTTGCTGAATGGAGAAGAAAAAATCCAGAAGAAAGCAGAAGAGTTTTGGCTAGAGGTACTAAATTACATAGTTTAATTGAAAGTTATTTAAATAACGAAGAAATTGACTTTGATAATATGATTCCAAATTTTAAAGTTCTTTTTAATCAACTTAAACCAGAACTTGACAAAATACAAAATATAGTTGCTCTTGAAACGCCTTTATGGTCTAAGACCTTGGGTCTTGCTGGAAGAACAGATTGTATCGCTGAATATGATGGTAAACTTTCAATTATAGATTTTAAAGCCAGCAGTAAAGAAAAAAGAAAACAAGATGTTGAAAGTTATTTTACACAAGCAACAGCATATGCTTTAATGTTTCAGGAAAGAACTGGAATAATCGTAGAAAACTTTGCTATTCTTATTTCATGTGAAGATGGTTTAACACAGGTATTTCAAAATAAACCTATTAAATACGTCAAGAAATTAAAAAATGTAATAGTGAGTTATAATAATAATCATGGAATATCATGAAATAAAATCGTTAGAACAAATTGTTAATACTCGTGGGAGTAAACTTTGGATTAAAATGAATGATAATTCCAAAGCAACAAACCAGAGAAACGCATTTATTGCACAGCATGGTGGATTTTTTAAACAAAATGGCAGATATTGGCAATGGATTCCACCAGAAGATGAAAAGAACGGATATTGGTTAAAGAGAGCCGATACTGGTGAAAAAACATTCTTTAGTAACATGGCAGAATTTGCTAAAGCACAGGGTATGACATCTGGAAAGATATGTGAGCTTTTAAATGGAACTCGTAAAACCTATAAGGGTTGGACAGCAGTAGAAGTACGTGCGACTAAAGCCACCGAGGGTGCCCATTTTAAAGTTAAAAAAGCCCCACCACAAAAGATAGCAATTACTAAGCAGGTTGTATTCCAGGATATGACCACAAAACAGCTAATTGTTGTAGATAATGTTAGAGAATTTGCTAAAAACAATAATTTAAGTTCAAAGGCTCTATACCGAGTTAGCAATGGTAGAGCCAAAAGCCATAAAAATTTAATACTTTACAATCCTTTCAGTAATAAAGGGGATTTTAATAGTGATAAATAAAGATAGATGAACTTCAAAGATCTTTTAAAGTTAACCGAAGCCTCCCGCACTGCCTCCGACTCCTTTAGGACTACTGGGGAAGCTATCGCTAAAGAAAAGGCTACGGGAAACGCAACATCCAATAAATCAAAGGATGCAGCCCGTAAAAGAGTTGAAAGATCAAAACAAATCCCAAGAGATAGAAAATCCAAAGGGGAATTGGTAAAAGAAGTTATTGCTGTAAAAACTGCTTCTGGTAGAATCCAATTAATTTTTAAAGACTCTTTTAATAAAGAGAACCATGTAAAATTAAATAAAGGAGATACATTAACGGAAGATGAAGCAAAGAGTTTTACAAATGATCCAAAATTTGAACAGACTCGTGCGTCCAAATTACTATTTGGTGAATTAAAGAAACAAGAAGACAAAGAAGAAAAAGCACCAAAAACAGCTGAAAAAACTGGTGATAAACCAAAAGCAAAAGAAGGTGAGCAAGAAACCGCTGAAGCTCAACCACAGAAGGCTAAACGTCTATCTAAAGAAGAAATTTTAAAAGCCATGCAGGGTATGGATACCAATCAAATGGCATCTATGCCATTAGATTTACAACAAGAATACTTTAAGAGTATTAGAGCTCCTAAAAAGTCTGAAGAGTTTGATAATATTACATTTGAAGCACTTACCAATCAATTTGGTATTAATACTACCTCAAATTTACCATATAATCAACAAGTAATAAATGCTTTAATTTTTGCTGCCAAATTAAAAGCTGGAGCAAGTGAACAAGAACTTAATGCATTGTTTTCTGGATCAGCTAACTCTTTAGATTTTACAAAAACTGCTTTTTTACAAGCCAATAAAATTCTATCACAAATTGGTGATGAATGTATTCAGAATCTATTATCAAGTATTGAATCTGGTAACTCTAGTATGTATTCTGATGGTGTTCCAGAATTACAATGCGGTGAATATAAATTTAAGATTTCTGCTGGTGGTGAATTCACCATGAGTACAAATTCATTGAATCAAAGTGGAAAAATTGTTAGAGGTATTATTGGTAATGCTTTGACCAAAACAATAATGGATCCAGAAATGGCAAAATCTGATCCATCTGTAAAGAAACTTTTAACAGATGTAGAAGCATCGAGTGAAAAGTTTTCACCACAATTGTTACCCGATCAATCACTTCAAATGATTTTAAGTAATCCAGAACTGGTAACTAAATTTCAATCCTATGAGATTTTTTCTCCATCAGGACAGAGCTTGGGTTTTGCCATAGATCAAAATGGAAATATAAATCCAGCAGTTTCTGTTTCAGCATATGAAGCTTCGATTAAAAAGTCTGGTAGTGAATTATTTAAAGGTGGAAAAAAGAATCCATTTTTAATTTCTTTGACCAAGAATATATTACAATCATCTTTACGCGGAGATGGTTTAGTTGATCCTAAAAATGCACCCAATCACATAATTACAACAAATGGTGTATTTCCAATGTCTGATGATTATATGCAAGAGATTGCTAAAACTGCCTCTATCAATATCAAACAGAATGAAGAAGCATTAGATACTTCTAATATATCAACATATAAAAAATCTAGTATTCAAAATTTACAAAAATTTCGAACAGTTATTGAAGCAACCGAAGACAAATCAAATCTGAAGAAACTTTTTATTGATAGAAAAACAATTGATCCACTGGGAATAATTGTTAAAAATTCAATAGACAATCTTTCTTTTGATATTAATGCTAGTTTATTACCTGGATTTAAACCAGAAGAGTTGAATTCTATCGAATACAATTATGTTACTATTGGAAAAAAGACAATTAAGATTCCAGTAAATAAAACTGAAAAAGTTACTGATAAATTGTTAGGTGAAAATTACTTTGTTATTAATGAAATGCTTGTTGAATCTTTGACAAATAATTTCTTATTATCTAAATTAAATAAAGTAAATATCATTTCTGATACTGAACGAAGTATGATTGAACATTATGGTCCTCTTCTATTAGAAGAAGATGATCTACGTGCGGGATGCCTGATTCCAATTTTAAATAAAATTTACTCATATACAATCGAAAATACAGAATATCTTATTCCTTTGTTTGAAGATATTATTGCTGATAATTTAGAAGAAAAGTATATTAGAAATTATAAAAAAGAATATAAGAATTATCACGGCAAACCAAAGCAGAAAAAAGAACGTGCATCAAGAACTGCAGCACGTGAACTTATGATCAAAAAGGGTGTTGTAAAAAAGGGATCTAAAAAGGATATTGATCATAAAAATGCTATTCGTAATGGTGGTTCTAACAGTGTAAAGAATTTACGTGTTAGAGATCGTTCTGAAAACCGAGCCGATAATGGTCATCATAAAGGTGAAACCCAAAACAGGAAATGATCATGAATTCTAAAAACGTTAACATTTTACTTGAAAAGATTTTTGCTGAAACAGGACTTGGTAAATGGTTAGCTAAGAAAGCTGCCAATAAGAATTCTAGTTCTATTAAAAAGCGTAATGCTGATAAGAAGACTATGAAAAGTAAAAAAGAGATTACTGAGAGTAAAGGTAAGAAGCCAGTATTTGTAAAAACTGGTGTTTCTGAAATTAAAGAATCTTATAATGTGTTTTCAGTAGAAGGTGCTTCTAATGTATTTAAAATGAATTATGATACGATTGAAGCACATGAATTGCTTCCATGTGATGTAATCATCAATGAATCGGGTCAAATGTTAGAAGTAGATTATATTGAAGAGTCTAATGGACTTTATCATGTAACATTTTTAAATAATAATTGTGAAAGTAATGAAATTTTTGAAGCTAATACAGTAATGGGTTTTGTAGATAATATTGAAGAAACTTCATATAATGAATACAATGAAAAAATTGAAATATATGAAGAAGGAAATAAAAAAGTCAAATTAAATAAAATTATGGCTGGTGATGTTAAAAAGTATAAGGTTTTTGTAAAGAATGACAAGGGTAATGTAGTTAAAGTTAATTTTGGTGACCCTAACATGGAAATCAAGCGGGATAACCCAGCTCGTCGTCGTAATTTCCGTGCAAGACACAGGTGTGATACTCCTGGACCGCGCTGGAAGGCACGCTACTGGGCTTGCAGAACTTGGAGCACCAAATCTGTAACTGATATGTTGAAAGAGGGTACAGAGGTTTTACCAGATAATAAGGTACAGAATTTAACTAAGTCTATCTCTGCCAATACACTTAATTCATTGCTTACAAAACCATATGATCCCAATTTATATGGGTTAATGAATAAGAAAATAATTCAGAACTAAATATAAAGAACACCAATGAAATTTAAACAATTATTAACCAAAATTAACGTATTACAAGAAAACGCACCAGAACATACCTTTGGTGGTGGTCTTTATATTGGTGATCCTCAAGGTAGATTAGGTCAATCAGCTTTAACTGATAAGGGTACTTTCAACGTAAAGCTACCGCACTCAATTGATGCCATCAATGCTATGCTTTATGGTTTCTCATCAAGAGAATATATTGATCCAGATGGAGTAATGGCAGTCATTAAGCAAAAGTTAAATCACTTTGGTTTTGATTTTGGTTACAAGGCTGCATTACAAGACGGACTAAACACATTTGAGTTAGTTCAATATGGTAGTCCTCAACTTGGTGTATATGGTCAAAATCCTTACGATGATGTAAATGTAAAGGGTTTCAAACAAGGTGATGGAATTAAAGAAAAATTAGGACATTCGTTAGCTTTATCTGTTACTGTTACTAAGCAACCAAATTTCTTAAAGAAACTTACTATAACAATCGTACCAAGTGTTGATTCTTCGTTAAATAGTGGGACCGATTGTGGCTGCATGCATTAATATAACAATGAATCCAAAAAGTAGCTTTTTGAATGAAGAAGACTTTTTAGACTTCTGTCAAAAGACTTATTTTAATCCAGAATGCTCTGGAAAAAATGAATTTATTGATGATTTAAAGCGTATTAAATACGTTAAGAGACTATTACAAAAAATTCATAAGCATAAGACGTTAAAATCTATAAGAGAACGTCTTATAATGAACCATATTATTATTTTAAAAAATGTATTTGGTGAAGAAAATTGTATTAGAATTTTGTTTTATAAATTAGAACCAAGACTACATTCATATCTAAAATCTTTTCTTGTGTTTCTAGAATTTAATAACGTATCAATTCCTGAAGTGAATTATAATAAAATTAATACAGACCCTAGAGTTGATAGAAAGTTGTTACAGGCTGAAAACTAAATATTAGTATATGCAGTCTTCATCAGCTTACATACCTTCATTCTCATTATCTAAATTTTCTGAAACTGTTACGGCTCCTTATACGAGTCTAGCAGCCTTTTCATCTGGAGTAATCGATGCAAATGGTAATCTACTTAAACCAGAAAGTAGCATAGATCCTTACGAATACTTTATAATTAAATTGAAGAAGATTTTTGATCAACTTCCTATGAGTTATACAAAAGCTCGTTTAGCTAGTTATGTTTCTACTTTCCAGATGTTTAATGAGGAAGCAGAATCATTTGGATTAAATTCAAATGAATTTTTATTTTTTATTGAAGGTTATCTTGAATCTGGTTTATTAATTAACGAAGATATGGGTACTGGTATGGTTTCTGGTGGTGGTGGACCCGGTACTCTTGGTACACCTCAAACTGTACAGAATACTGGTGCAGTCATGGGATATGATAAACCTTTAGAAGCACCTATGTTTACTCGTATGCCAGTAGAAATGTTTGATGTTGATGATGCTGAGTTTAAGAATTTTAAAAATGCAAAAGCCTGGAAGCATATTCCAGATAGCGAAACAAAAAGATATCTAAAAAGATTTCAACAAAGAAATCCTTCAGGTAAGATGGCGATAAGATCAAATAAAGATATTCATTGGATTTCATATCCTGCTAAAAGTTTTGTTGAAGAATATGATTTAGGATTTTTAGATATTTTAAATGAAAATTCAACCAGTATGCTACCAAATAACAAAGACCAATTAGAATCTAAATCAAAAAGAACAATGATAACTATGAGGGTACCTAAAGTTCCAGAAAAATTAGGTAAAGAAACAGAAAATGCTTCTAATTTATTTGGAAATAGTACAGTACAAGGTAGTAATGTCACTAAAGAAACCGCGATGTTGGATGCTTTAGAAAAAAAATTACAGGGTGCTGGTTATAGAGTAAATACTGAAGCAAAACATAAAAGTGAATTAAAAGTTGGAGAATATGGTGTTTTTGGAGAAGGTGGTATGTTAAAAGATCATTCTGATATTCATGTTGGTATGGAACATCCAGAAAAAAAAGGTGAGGTTTATCCTTTAGGAATTGAATCTGGATATAGTAGTAGTCAGACAAAACCATATTTAATGCAACTTGGTACACATATTAAAATTCCTAAAATTTTAAAAAGACTTGGTTTAACTCCAACTTCATCTAGTTTAGCTACTAAAGAAGAAGAAATTGATGTTGGTGATGAAATAATTGGACGTGGAATAGTTACTGACTCAAAAAAGAGAATTGATTTGTGGCCATCAATAAAAAGATTATTTCCAAAGACCTTAAAACATGCAAAGCAAATATTTCGTCCAATGGCACATGAAGCAATCAGAACTAAATCTGATGATATTAGTATCATAGGTCATACACAAAGAGTTTCAACTGTTCATCATAGAAAAAATGATACATTTCAAAGAACATTGTCTCAACAACTATTGGATCAAATGAATCTACATCATACACACAACTTAGATGAACTTAATATATATAGATCACCATCTTATGGTGGTTCACAGAAAAAGAAAATATATCAATAAAAATCCCCCTTTCGGGGGATTTTTTTATTCCTGAATAAACGTCTTACAACATTTAGGCTTTGAACAACCAGCATTTTGTCTGGCTTCTGTGATTACCCTAGTATTAGCATCATCCCAACCAGTAGCCCACTCTTCCCAATACACACTGGTAGACTCATTTACATTTGATGCTCTTTCTGCACCACCCATACGGGCTGCATATCCCTTTTGATATGCTTCACCTGGAATATATGTCATTGAAATTCTCCTTGATTATCTATTGGTTTAATAATAATTTGACTAAGTAACTTATCTAATGCTTTGACGTGTGCAAACTGTTCCTGAATAGCAAGGTATCCACGAATCTCAATAAGTTTAAAATATTCTTCTTGAGTAAATGGAGTAGTCTTAGGCTTATGCCGATTAGGTCTACGAGAATGTTTTGGTGGATTATTTTGATTAAATGGCTTTTTTTGATTTTCTTTAGTCCATTGATTTAAAATATCATCCATGTTAAGATAGTCACGAAGACTATCTGCAGGATTCTCACCATTACGCATTTGATCCCACATCTTCTTAAATTCTGGGCTAGTATTACCAAAGAAGAAGAATCCATCATGTGGAGTGTTCTCTTCGCTATCGTCACCGTTTTGCCAATTTCTAAAATCGTTATAATCTGAATTTCCCATTAGTTTCCTTTAGACATCAAAAAATTGTTCGTAAACTTGCTTACCACGGTTATCTGTAACAGAGACAAATCGAACATGACGTTCAATTGAATCACTAATATTTAGAGGGTCTTTAGGACCAAACTCAATGGTCTTAATCCATGCAGGACATCCACCAATGGAAATTCGAACCTCAGTTCCATTTGCATCAGTGCCATAAAAATCAAAGGAAGACTTCTCTCCATTATAATAGGTGAAAAAACAATCAATATGATCATACTTCTTTCGAAGTTCATCAAACGACATCATTGTGGCAGTTTTAGCCATTGGGCAGTCTCTTTTGCTTGACACACACAGGAAGTTGACCACTCGCGTCAAGAATGCGAAGTGTACCAACACGAGCCTTCATAAGGCTCTGAATACGGTTGCGCTTCATGCGTTCTTCACGCTTCTTATGAGCACGCTTAGTAATACGTTGTTTTGAGTTAGGCATAATAATAATATACTCCGGTTTCTTTATTCGTCAAGCAAATCAACTCTGGATTGAAGATCATCGAGTTTATCCATGAGTTCTTCTAATTTTTCAGTAAAGTCAGTAAAGTTTTTAGATGTAAGAATGGTTTCTAGTTGTTTGAGTCGTTGTATTAAATGTTCATTTTTAATCTGTAATTCTTTCATTCGATCATTGAGTGCTTGATTGATAGCATTTTGGTTTGACCCAGGTTCGGTCAAACCATTTAGAGATGGATCGTATTCGTAATGTTTAGGAGTTTTATACATTTTTTTAGCTTGCTTGGCTTTATCCAAGGCTTTATCTAGATTTAGCATCGCATCTTTCTTATAATATGACTTTGTTTTAATTGAATCTGGGGGTGTTTCCATAGTCATATTGTACACATATCTAAGAGTAAGTCAAATAATAAATGCAAGAGGAGGGATTCGAACCTTCGTAGAAATTAATCATCACATTTACAGTGTGACCTCGTTGACCGCTTGAGTACTCTTGCGTAGTTTATTTAGGTTCCTTTTTAGGCTTTTTCTTTACTGGCTTCTTCTTAAAAATTGCTTCATAATTTTTGCCATATTGTTCCAAATTTACGTGTCTGGGGGAACTACCCTTACCTGCACCATGTGAACCGTAAGTCATAAAAGGAGTATAGCATATAGAACTTTTGTGTCAACTAAATAATAATATGAAGAACAAAGGTTATTACGGTTGGATTCATTCCTTAAACGAAGCTGGTATGCAAGCCCAACAAAATGGATTTGAAATGCTTACAGAACAGCGTTCATATAAAGGTGAAATGCTGAATGAAGCCTATAAGCCTAATCGCAGTGAAGCAGGAATAGCTGCAAAAAGAGCTCGTGAAGCTGCAGATACTGTAAAACGCCGTGAGAATAGAGAAGCTGCTGCTAAAGCAGCTGCTGCCGCTAAAAGTTCGGGTGGTGGAGAATTAAGTGATTTTGATTTTGATGGATTTCAGGATAGAGTTGCAGAAATAAGAGCTGAAAAACAATCTGCTGGTACTGGTGTACAACGTGTAGAAACTGGATATCGTGGAGATGCTGATGACGCATTTGATCCAACAGACCCAGATTCAGGTACAGAAGAAATTGGTAGATTACCATCTTTCCCATGGGCACATGATTCTAAACCAACCGATGTTGATAAAGATGGTGATGCCGATGCTCAAGATGTAAAATTAGATGCATCTGATAATGTAATAGGTGATGAAGAAGAACCAGAAAATGAAGGAAAATACGAATTTCCTAGCAAAAATTGGAAAACAGTCAAGGAATCAATATCACAAAAGATTTCTAGAATGTTAAGAAATTAAAGATCTGGGTTTCCAATTTCCCTAGTCCATTCCCATTCTTGCCACAACATTCTAGCAAAGTCATCGTCAGGATCATGACGGCGCATTTCTAATTCTGCTAGACCCGGTGCTGAGATGGCAGCATCCATTTCCCATGATAGCCAAAACCACTCACCTTTTTTAAGAAGGTTGTTGGTAATGAGACATCTAATCTCTTTAGACACAATTTAAAATAATTCGTAAGCTTTCATAGCTTGACTAGCAGTCCAACCATATGTAAAAATTGGATAAATCAAAGTTTGATTTGCTCCAAGAGAAATTGGACCCACAGATGTAATTGCTCCTGTTGGAGCTAAACTCTGTACTGTGAGCGTTCCAGCCACAGCACCATTGACAAATAACACTCCTTCATTACTTCTGCCACCAGTGGCTCCAGCAACGGTAGTTCCGAATTCTTTTAATTTTCTAAATGTTCTCATAATATTATTTATTCTTAAAAAAGTTCGTATCCTATAAGACCAGTTGCACTTGTATCGGTCCATGAAGAAATTGTAAATGGGATTAATGAAAAATTTGGATTTGTAGCTAATTGAACCGCATTAACATTTACTGCATTTACTGTTAATTCTAATGCAGTAACTGTTTTATCTACATTTATTATATTTACAGTAAATTCAGCATTATTTACTGTAGTTGGATTGATCACCAACATACCTTTATTTGCTTGACTAGTAGTAACACCAGTTCCTAAAGGTTTTATTTTTTTATATAATCTCATTTTAATATAGTGTTATTATTACAGGAGCACTTACCCAACTTAATCCTGGAGTAGAATCAGCTGTAATGGTAATTTTTTGATATGTAAATGGAAAAAATGAAGAATTAAAAGCATTACCACCCCGTACCATTGCAATATCATAAGATCTTGATGTATTAGCACCAACATCTCGTTTAAATTGCATAAACATATCACCAAAACTTCCAGTTTCTAGATTAGAAGAAAAAGTTATTCCAGCACCAGCTGGTGTAGTTACTGTTACTGTTGGATAATATCCTACAGAAACATCATCTACTCCAACAAAAAAAATAAACCCTTTATTATTTTTAAATGGAGGAGTATAATCTAACGTTGCTGCTGGTGCAGATTCAACTTTATATACAAATGGTTTATAATTATAATCTACAATCATTCTACCATATTTAGGAATCTTTAAAGGATTCACTTAGCCAAAAGGTTTTCAATATTTCTGGATTATCTACAAAATTTGACATCCAGATACAGTGATACTTATTGTGTTTTACTGGCTTACATACTCCAACATGGTGTGTTGCATCTTCACTATATTGATTGACAACAACTTTAAAATTTGTTTTGCTTTCAACTTCATCTATAAAAGATTGAATAAAAGCTGGATATACTTTTACAGGTACTGGTGGAAGAATTGGGGTTTTTCTTTTTTTAGCTGGAGCTGTTTTGCGTATTTTTGCCATGATTGTATAGATGAAATATAATGTATAAATAGTATTATGCAAGAAATGAATGAAGGAAATGTTTATAACATGCAGGATGTTTTTGGTTCAAAACTAAATTCTTCCGCTTTAGGCATTAAAAAAGTCAATAAAGAAATCAAATCTCAATTATTTGATTCTTTTAAACGTAATAAAATTAATAATAAAAAAGAAATAGTAAAAAAAACTTTTACTAATATTTTTGAAGCAGATGCACCACCTGTACTAGCTCCGGGTAAAGGTCAAGAAGCAGTTGGTAATGTATTTCCACCATTAACTGCAGATAACAAAACAGGTGCTGGAGTTGTTGTTGTAACAAATCCGGCAGGAACATCAACAGACAGAGCAAGTTTTGGTATGGGATTTGAACTAGCTCCAACTTTAACAGCTTCAGTACAACAGTTTGTCAATCAATATGCTGATAAATACGATAACAGTGCGGTAAGTAGAGATTATCAGGCAAAAGAACAAGCTAAGTTCAATTTACCACCAGAAGATAAAATTGTAACATGGCAAACAATGAATAATGCTGTTGCCAATCATCTTAATCAAAATTTAAAACAATTGTTACAAAAATATAATCTATATGTGTCAGATGAAC